ACTCGAACTTGAAGAATTATTTTTATTCGAATTTGAATCAGATGAATTTTGCGCAGTGCCACCACCAGCGGACGGCGCACGACCTGCGTCGTTTGCGCCATTCCCGCCGGCGGTTGCACCCGCGCCATTTCCTTTATTGCTTGACGCACCACCTCCAACGGATCCGCCACCACCCGCGCCCGAACCTGACGAACTCGAAGAGGCGGAATTATTCGACGACGTTGACGAATTTCCACCAAGAGAACCGACTGACGAACCACCAAAGTCAGTGTTTTTCGCCTTTACAGTACATAAAACAGAAAAAGTTCCACCTGATTTTTTTGTTATTTCACGATAACCTTTGTTACATTCTGATTCATGAGCAATATCACTAGGTTCAACATAACCTAAACCCCAACCCCAAACATTTTTCCCATCTGTCCCAACACACGTAGTACCACGCAGTTCAAATCTTACTCCTCTCATCGATTTAACAGGACCAGAACAAGCAGATTCAGGAGTATCCCCATAATTAATATCGCCACCTAAATTAAAACCATACCAATAACCTTTAGATTTCGCAGGCGAACCAGATCGACCACCACCACCACCTGACGAACCACCACCACCTGACGAGCCACCGCCACCTGACGAGCCACCACCACCTGACGAGCCACCGCCACCACCTGACGAGCCACCGCCACCGCCTGACGAACCACCGCCACCGCCTGACGAGCCACCGCCACCGCCTGACGAGCCACCGCCACCGCCCGAACCGTCACCCTTGCCCCCCTGTTTTTTGCTTAACTTCTTCCTCTTTTTTCTTTTGTTCAGCGCGTTTTACTTCAATTTCACGCAAAAGACGTGCAAATTCATCATCTTCCTTATACATTTGCTTCAATTGTTCTTTAGTGATACCCAAATCGCGGGCATCTTGTTCAAGCTGTTCTTCACGACCCATTTCAGAATAAGGCTTTTTTCCCCCTTCCTTCAAGGCTTTATTTGCCTGTTCAATTTCATTTAAATCAATGATTTGCATATCTTGCTTTTTTCCAGCAATACCCAAATATTGATAACGATAAAAACATTTATCCAAAATACAAGCCATCTTTGTTACCCGCGTTTTATAATAAAGACCATCATCTTTATTTAAAATCGCAATATCCTTAGATTCCCATAACTCAGTCATATCACTCAAAACCTTACTAGTTCTAAAACCATATCCAGACTGCCCAGCATCGAAGTCCTGGGCAAAAGAAACCGAAGGAATAAAAAAAGCGATCACTGATAAAACGACCGCCGACAAATTCATTTTCATAACTAACCTTTAAACAAGTAAATCAGCGATAAAACCGCGAAAAAACCCATCAGAAAAGGGAAATCAACTACCATCATACACACCCATACCTGATATAAATTTAGCAACCAACCTAAAACAAAACATCAAGACAAAAATGGTTAAAAATGGAGCAGCAACTTTTGCACCACCCGACATCTGGTCAAATACAGAACATTCAGGCAATGAAATAACTACTTTTTCGCCATTCAAAAACCATTCTTTGCCGACTTTTTGAGGGTAAATTAATTTACCTTCGCCATTAATAACGGGCGCGGTTTGAGATAACACGAAATCGTTTGCAACTTCGACATTCTCGAAACACTGAAAACCAACACGATACCCCATACCGCACCCCGTTAATTAACGACCGCCCAAGAAACTGGAAACGAGCTTAAATGCACGGACAACCACATATACGGACAGCAAAGCCATGCCCACAGAACTTACGACAGGAACAACTTTAGCAATTTCAGCAGCCATGGTTGTACCGACATCGCCAAAGCCATCAGCAGCGGCAGCAGCAGACAGACCAACCAGAGCGGAACCAACGCCGATTTTTTGTTTCAAATTTTTCATAAAAAACACCTTTTTAGTAATTAAAACCCCGTTTTCAAAGGCAAACGGGCAGCCCAAAAACTATTTAAGTACCTTATCAGGAGCTTTGATTTCCGAACGAACCGGCTGAATATCGAGAATCACGTTTTGGACACGATTACCGTTTGTTTCAACTTCGATATCAATTTCCGCATCAAAAGGGAGAGGAATACCATTAAATTTTTCAAAGTTTTCAGACGTTCCAAATTTCAACGGCTCAGTAGCAGATCCGCGCATGTCGGGATTGTCTCGGGAAAAGGGAAATTCAACATATACCGTCGTTGAATCGTATGCCTTACCAGTGTCATTCATCACACCTTTAGAACGTTTTAAGCCTTGAACTTTAGCGAACATTTTCATATCAAATTACCTTCCTGCCTTCTTAGGCTTTTGGACTAAAAATACACATCAAGCGACCATCTTTATCACAATGATATGCAAAACAATTTAAATTAAGTGCGTGTTTAATTCCCAAATGAACCATATAATCAAATTCGTCTTTATCTTTGTCAGATACGCCTTTAAATTCAGCAAATTGGCTCACTGATAAACAAATCAAAACACGCCTAAAATCATAAGAACTATAATGTTCATCATCCACCAAAACACATGGGTAAATCTTCCTGTTACAGTCAACAGCTTTAATCATTTTCAAACCCCTGAAGAATCATTCCGTATTCATCCATCAACTCCAATTCAATTGAACCTTCGTATTCGTCATGAATAAACTGCATATAATGACGTCTTGCACTTAATGAGTACTCAACCGAATAAGAAGCAGGATTCACACGCTCAGGCAATGCACCGTCTTTACGCCTTAGACGCTCAACAATCTCTTCAGGCGACATACCCAACTGAATCATCATATTTACGGCGCGACCCGCCTGGTTAGATGCTACTTCTTGAACTCGATCTATCGATATTTCCATGCGCTTTTCAGACGACAAATAACGATTTGATGAACCAAAATTCTGCAAACGCTCACAAATTGGAAAAGCACCGCCCCAAAACTGACCGGGCTGCAACAACACATCAAGCGGAATCAGACAGTTTTTACCCATGAACTGGAGTTCAAAACGCGTCCAAAACAGATCCGATGTATCACCTTGTTCTTTAGCTTTGTCGTATATGCGGCAATAACAAGATGAATTTTTAGATCCAACACCGAGCGTCTTACCGTTTTGCGTTCCATTCAGCCAATCAGAGCCGATTTGCGCCACCAAAGGACGTTTACCCCTCTTATCAAATTCTCCTTTTTGATAGGCTTCCCAAGCAGAATCAGGACTTATCTCTTGGTTGTAGAAATCTTTAGCCACGTCACAACGGGTTATGCGGGGACTAAAGGCGTGTTCACTCAAAAACCGATATAGACGCAGTTCCCATCCGTCTTTAGCAGCCGTACACCCTTTGCCCGTCAACTCAATCAGAATCGTGCCATTCTGACCGCCGATGTAAGCTTGACCGTACAGGACACCTTCAACCGACATTTCCCATCGTTCTTCATAAAAACGACCTTTCCCGACGGGAGCAGGGGAGCTAATACCGAATCCGAAAATCCATTCTGCAATTTCAGACCAGTTTCTCATCACATCTAAGTCAGTTACTGGAGAGGCGATACCCATCGCAAGCAATTCAGGCGCGAAGCCGACAACCGATTTTTCTTTGAATGTGAAGCTCAAGGTATCAATGAAAGCAGTGTTTCCAAGCCCCCGACGGAGCGGAATTACTTTTAAATTTCCGTCAAAATCTATTACTGCCGTTTCATAACGTTCATATTCCTGATTTAAAACAACGGTTTCCGAAGGTTCGACCGTTGGTTTTCCTGTCGTCTTCAAATCTCGACCCCCCCTGTTAGATAGGGGGGGGGGGATTATCCCAAGCCCCTAAATTACTCATCGATACACCCCATATCTTTCTTAGGCGCACCATATGAAACAGACAGGGCTACGCCCGCAGCCACCCACATTTCAGCGCGAGACAACGCTAAAACTTCAGATCGGAGATCAAAATAAAGGGTATGGAGCAAAATATCATGTTCACGACACTCAACCCGCCAGCCCGCCTTTTCCTGTATTACTTTTGCGCTACGTTGGTTTTTCATGTTTTAACCTTTTTACAACACATAACTGTTATTTGCATTCATGTATGCAATTTTGGCATTGTATTCATGTATGCAAATATGCACAAGACAAGTATGCTTGTTAACAAGTAACTACTTGTTTTATATTGCATAAAAGTTTTAGGAAAAATGACGCATGAAATCACTGAGAATCAAAGAAGAGCAGGAAGAGAGCATTAGACGGCTTGCCATCAATGCCAATAAGAAACTGATACAGCTTGGGCGAGAACCGCTGAAGGACAGCGAGCTTGCCCATATCCTTCTAAACGAAGCCATCAAACGCGCCTACATCGGCGACGACGGCGAAATCACAATTAAGAACTAATGAAATCCTTAAAACATCTATTGTTTATTTCAATAGGCTTTTCAATCGGTTATTTCACTGGATTCATACAAGGGGAATCAAAGGCAATTGAATGCCTAAAGACCCAAAAACCGACAGAGCTAAACTTATACTGTCTTTTTTCTTCCCCCAACGTCGAATTTATCGAACTAGACAAACTTCGCGACAGCATAAAAACACAGTGAGCCTATGCTCAAATAGCGAGCCTTGTCTAATCATAGTAGTATTTAAATTACATGATTAAACAAGGCTTTGATTCTATTATGTTTACTCAAAAAGACTGGTTAGACTTGGCAAAAGGACGCTTACGCATCAGATCCGATTATGCACTGGCAAAAAGATGGGATGTTTCAGCGTCTGAAGTATCTCAATACAGACGCGACAGGCTACGTTTGCCGCTTGCCGTGATACTTGACATCGCCGAAGTCATGCGATGCGACCCAATGGAAATTATTACCGGACTGGAATACCGAAGATGCAGGGAGCAGGATAGGGAGCGCATCAAATCAGAACATTTCAGGCTAATGACTAAATCTAATTGGTACTTTAAAAATACAGGAAATTTGCCATACAAAGGCGGACGATAGTCTTAATT